CCGGAACATTCAGGGCGAACAATGGGACAAGGAAAACACCAAGCAGGTGAAATTCAAATTCAACCTGAGGACTGACGCGGACATCCTGGCACGCCTGGCCGAACAAAGCAACGTGCAGGGCTACGTGAAAGCCCTGATCCGCGCCGACATCGCCCGGAACAGCAGCGAAAAGTGAACGCCGCCGGGACATTTGAAAGCAGCGTGCAGAAATGCGCGTTGCTTTTTTGTTCGCGGTTATTCGCGGGCGAATATCTTTTTCGTGGGGCCGCGAAAATGACCGCCCCTTTCCCCCGCGCTACTTTACATAATAGGATGTTGTGTTAAACGGGTTTTCAAAAAATCGCTTCCACTTTATACCCGAAAATTCTGCGCGTTTTTCGGGACGCTGTTTTACCTGGCCTGAATATGACAACTAAGGCGGGCCGCAATCCTGCGTTTCAAAACTTAATTGAAACTTGATTGCAACTGGATTGCGACCAAAAGCAAATGACGGTCAGGTAAGGAAAGCAAGGAAAATCAAGGGGTTCAGGGCTTTTCTTCTTCCCTTCCTCCATCAAAAGCAAACGAAATATTAAGATCAATTGCAACTGAACGAAACTTATTCAAAAGCTGTTTACACGCGTGCAAACGTGTAATAAGAGCGCCGAATGAAATGAGGCTGAGGGCGAAGCGATTCATAATCGCCGCCCGAAACCCGCGCTTCCCGCAGGGAACAGCGCGGGGCGTAAAAAAAGAGGGCGGCACGAAGCCGCCCGGAAGAAAACCGCAAGCGCTTGCGGTTTTCCCAATGGTTCATTGTTTTATTTTTCTTCGTTTTTTATTTCTCTTTTCCTCCCGGCTGACCCGTTCCCGGATGCGCCGGGCGAAATCCTCCATGTCCATTTCCACCAGAACGCCGCACCACGGGGACGAGAAAAAGACCTCACATTCCCACACCCGGTTGCGGACAGCACCCTCCCGCGGGTTTTTACGAAGCGCTCTGAGGGCCAGGATGTAATCGGTCAAGGCGCGTTTTACAATCGCAATCGCCAGATTGTCGATGGGCTCATGGCTCATGACCGCGTGACGGTAGGGATGACGATCTTCCATGCTGTGATCACCACCCGATTTGTTCCGGTTCCGGGGTCGCCTGGCGCATGAGCTCCATCATGCTGACCTGGGCTTTTTCCTGTTCCAGACGCACGCTTGCTTTGCCGAAATACGAAGGGTCGATTTCAAACCCCCAGTATTCTATCCCGGCCCGCTGGCAGGCAACGAGGGAGGACGCGCTGCCAACGTGGGTATCCAGAATTTTCATGCCGGGGCGGGCGAAACGATTCAACAGCCATTGATACAGCTCCACGGGTTTCTGGGTGGGATGGATTTTCCCGGCCATGGTGTTGCTCATGCGAAACAGCGCGGCGGGCTTATCAAAGCTCGTCCAGGCGATTTCCACCTGAGAGAAGTTTTCCCACGGCTGCATTTTATCCCACACGACAACGCAGCGCGTGGGCGGAAGATCAAAGTAATTACCGCCCCAAATGATTTGATTTTTGCTGACCCGGAACAATTCGCGGAAGTATTCGGGCGGCGGTTGTTCCCGATCCCAGCTGCAATCCGCCCGGTTGAAGGGCCGATTCCTCAGTTTTCCGCGCCCGTCGTTCACCCGGTCGCGGCGGCAACGGACAGCGGTGCCGTATTTGTGGCCTTTATCCTTGGATGCACCGGAACCGTTGTTGAACGTGTCCGCGCTGATGCCATAGGGTGGATCGACAATGGCAAGATCAAAGAAGCCGTCCGGGAATTGGGCCATGCCCTCCATGCAATCCAGATTATAAAATCCGGCCTCAAGCATCCACCTTCACCCGCTTTCCCGCAAGCATGTTCAGCTTTTTCAGGCTTTCGTCGATGTTCTCCTGAATGACGCCGATGTACACCAGCGTTTCCCGCTGGAAGGAGTGGCACAGAATCCTCTGCAAGGAAACCACGTCGCCGGTCATCTTATAGTACCAATAGCCAAAGGTTTTTCGCAGGGTGTGGCAGCCAATCCGGTCTTCGATGCCCGCCTGCTTGGCGATGCGGTTCATGATTTGATAGACGCGCTGGCGCGTGATGGGGCGAGGCTTATGGGTGAAGGGATCAAGCTGCTTGGACTGGAAAATGTATTCGTCCCCCCGCCTGCCCGTGAGCAGCCGGTTGATTTCCCGCCGTGCGCCGGGATTGATCAAAATGCGGGCCTCCTTGCCCGTTTTCTTGGCCTGGATTTGGGCGTAATCCTTGCCCCGCAGATCGCTGACCCGGAACCGGCGGAAATCGCTGACCCGCAGGGAGGTATTGAACCCCACCAGCAGAATCAGTTCCCAGGATACTTCCCCGGTCTGCTTCTTCCGGTCATGGGCGCGGGCGATTTCATAGCAGCGGTTCAGGGTGTCCAGGTCACGGATGGGCTGAACTACCTTCATATATCTTCGCATACCTCGCCATGCGGCGGGTATGCTCCCTCCTTCGATATTACTTGGCAGATGGCGCGTCGCTTGCCTCTCACCGGGGAGGCAAGCTCCTATCAGAACAGGTACACGATCAATTCGCAGTAATGCAGCATTTGATCCTCTGGATAGCCGATCCAATGCCACCGTGCCTTGAAAGCGTCTATCAGAAAATGCGTGCACGCGATATAAAGAAGCCGCCAATCCGCACCGAAATACAGAAAGAATGGAACGGTATAGAGCAGGGAATGGACAAACAGATGATACCAGTTTGCTCCTTTGGTGGAAGCAAGGAAATCGGATTGCAGAACGTAATCACCGATCAAATGGCATATGACAAGCAAATAAACCGTTTGCACGTTTTACACCCCCAATATTATGTATAATCAATGACGCGAAAAAAGAAAGGCCCGCCGAAGCGGGCCGATGCCTGGGAAGGGAAAAGCACCTCATCCGTCACGCTTCGCGTGCCACCTTCCCCTCCGAGGGGAAGGCTTTTGGAACAGCCTCATTCCCTGATCCCATTCTCTTTTCCAGCCATGCCAAGAGGGATTGACGAACCTCCTGCTTATTCTGGCCGTGCAGGTCGCCGTCCTCCGGCACGCCGAAGCCGTTGTCCATGGCAAAGAGCATCAATTGTTCAAAGGTCAGGCTTTCCAGAGCGATGCTTTCCATGGCGCGGCCCCCTTAGAAATGGGCCTTGTCGGTGGGATTGTTCACGATGCCAAAGCCCACCAGCACGGGCAGCAGCACGTCCAGCAGGCCGTTGACGGTATTGGAAATGTCAAGACCGGCGAACTGCTTCACGCAGAACACCACCAGGGCGGCAATGCTCGTCCACAGCGCCCAGCTCTTGAACCGATTCTGTTTGTCCTCCATGATCCTTATCTCCTTCTGACGCCTCCGCCTTGCGGAAGCGGTTTTTACATGCAAGCACGTCGGGAAGAAACCCGATCATGCACAGGGTACACGGTTTTCCGGTATTTTTGCAGTATACGGTATTGTCCATCTGCCGGGCCTCACATACGCGCAGCGCCCATTTGTCGGCGGGCGTCGTCCCAGCTTTCCGTGGGCAGGGCCATGAATTTTCTGTGAATGTCGTCCATGACGCCGTTTGCCCCCAATTCATGATACCGCGTCCAGCAGTTTTCAAAATTTTGGCGGGCGTAGATCGGCGCGAAGCCTTTTTCCTGGTAGTGGTTATAGTCGCTGATCATCTGGGCGCGGAGAAGCGCCTGCACGCCCTCCCGCACGGCCACGTTGTCCTTATGCAGGCCCCGGACGCGGCCCCACAGAAAGCCCAGCGCCCCCAGAATTGGCCCCAGAACCACCCCCAATAGGCCGATGATTTCACTTGTATTCATTTTGAATCGTATCTCCCTTCATGATATTTATTGAACGCGGAAGCGCACGCGGGCACCGCCGCCGTGGGGCCCGCACGCGCAGGCGCGGTCAATCGCTCCCCGCCAAAGCGCTGTTGACAATGTTCAGCGCGTCGCTGAGGCAGGCTTTCAGTTCAATCAGATGGACGCGGGGAAGGGTGACGAGCTGAGACGGGAGTTCAGATTGATTTTGTTCGCCAATACCGGAATCCGCCTCTTGGCATACAATATCATCTGTACTATGCGCTCTGTACTCTGCACTCTGCTTCACCCCCAGCGCGGCCCAGGTTTTGGGGCCGACAATGCCGTCAGCGGTCAGGCCGTGCTTTGCCTGGAAGTCCCGCACGGCGGCTTCTGTGGCTTTCCCAAAATTGCCGTCAACCTCCAAATCATAGCCTTGCTTTGCATTGAGCAGGGCTTGAAGTTCGGCCACTTCGTCGCCCTGGCTGCCGCGCCGCAGGGTGGGGATGTTTTTGCTTTCGTCCACGGTAAGTCCCGCCTTTCTGAGTTCTTGCGTGGTGTACAGCCCGGCAGGGATGGCCCAGCGCTCCCACTTGGGGACGCCGGGCAATTGTTCCTCAACGACTTGCCCTTTTTTCCCGCCGCAATGGCGGACGGTATCATTTCCCACGTACATGCCCG